AGCTGGCGAGCACCCATCTCTTCAAGCCGGTCCTGCAGCGGCAGGTATGAGCTTTCATCTGGGACATCAGAAGCTGCGTCACTAATCATTCGCCTGTCGCCAGCATTTCTTACTGCGCCCTTGGCCATGCCTGCCAGTTTACCGATGGGGACAACCTCGCCTACCGTTAGCGCGTTCTCTATAGCAAATTGAGTCTCTGGGTCGAGCTCGTTGTATCGCTCCATGCCGTAGTCAACCATGTCGGGTATGTAACCAAGGCTGTCTTTGTTCTCGTTGTATTTCTCGGCTAAGGCAGCGACTCCTTCGCTCATCTTGCCCATAGCGTACTCATTGACGGCCTGAGCTTCTTTAGTTCTTGGGTTATAGTTGAGGGCTTTGTCAACAGCAGCCTTGTCGGCCTCTAGTTCCTCAATGCTTTTATCCGTGAAGTATTGATTGCCTAGCGAATAAGCTGATGAAGCAATAGGCCCAAGCATTCCAGATAATGTGTCAGCGCCAACATCTGTCATGATCTGACGCAAGTTAGCTGGACGCTGATCTTCTACTGGACCACCTTTAGCCCACTTGACTCGATTAGCCCAGTACGCAGCGGAGGCTGGTCCTTTAGCGATGTTCTTAGCATGGCGGTCTTTAAAGGCTTTACGCTTGGCCTTAGTCGCTGCTGAATCGTTCGGGCTAGGCTTGCCAGCGGTGCTCGCGCCTTGCTCACCAAAGCGTATCATCTTAGGCTTGCCGTCTACATTGGTCTTCACAACGTGGGACTTAGTCGCGTGTCCGGGCGTGCGCCTAGGCGTATTCAATTTAAGATCGTCCTTCAAAGACATGGTTCACTCCTACGCGGCATACGGATTGCCAATGTTTGTTTTTTCTACTCTGCGCTCGTCTGGATCTTTTGCCTGCGGCAAATCAAACCAGCGGTCATTCTTAAAATAGATGATGGCCTGCGTGAACGTGTCCACGTAATCATCGTGAGCGGCCACAGGAAACTTAGATAGCTGCTTGACGAAGTCGTGAGCCCAGCCTACGAAGTGTCCTGGATTCTTCTTTGATTCAGGTATCCACACCATGCCTAGCTCCAGTGTCGGAGCTGCCTGATGAGCTCGGCTAACTTTATCAGCGTTACCCGGATTGTAGCCGATTGCTGGTACGTTGGCCAATCTTAGATCCTGAAGTAATGATTGACCTGAAGCCTTAGCTTCGACCAATATACGATCAGGTCTGCGTGGTCTAGAGAACTCGCTGTCTTTGCTCATGCCGCCGTACTCGGTTGCCCAGTCTTTGATCGCCCTAGCTCTCAAGTCCGGGTAGCCCAGGTACTCATCCCATGCGTCAATCAACATGACATTGCGCCTCCCGTCATGAGTGAAGATTGCCCAAACGCTGCACGCTGTTGGGTCGCCAGTTGTCTTCTCAGTAAAGGCGCAGTCATAGCTTTGCAGTATGTATTCAAACGGCGGCAGGCCACGCTTGTGCGGCCACATCTCAATGTAGTCAGTCTTTAGTATGCCACCCTCGGATGGATTAGGATCTTGCTGCAGCTGACCAGCCGTGCCGTAAACACCGAGCAAGCGCTTGAGATCTGCAACTTCCTGCTCACCGAAACGCTCTGGACATATCAACTCGCCTTCAACAGTCCGAGGATCGTATGGACCTAAGCTGGTAGTCCTGCGCTTGCCGTCCCACTCTGCCGGGATCATGAGGTGTTCCCATCCACCAATATCTTCAAGCACATGGCCGCTGATGTCTCGCTCATGCAATCTCTGCATGACTGTCACCATAGCGTCACGCTTAGGGTCATTTAGTCGGGTAGACCACACCTGATCAAACCACTCAAGCGATGACTCCCGGATAGCATCTGACTGAGCCTCTTGGGCAGCGTGTGGATCGTCCAGTAGTAGCCTAGAGCCACCCTCACCTGTCGCTGTGCCGCCAACCGATGTTGCGATGCGGTAGCCGGTCTCAGAGTTCTCAAATCTTTGCTTGGCGTTCTGATCGCCAGAAAGCTTGAACATATGGCCCCAGCGTTCTTGATACCAAGGAGATTGCACCAGCCGGCGAGCTTTCAAGTTGTCCCTTATCGACAGGGCTCCAGAGTAAGACGCGCACAGAAACTTCTGCGCTGGGTCCGTCAGCCACTCCCACATGGGCCAGATCACGCTGACAATTGTAGACTTAGAGTGTCGTGGGGGAATATTGATCAAGAGCTTGCGTATCTCACCAGAGCTGATCGCTTCCAAGTGCTCGCAGATCTCTTCGATGTGCCACGACGATATGAACGGAACGCCCGGCTCTACAACGTGCCACGACTGTCGAACGAATTCGTATAGCGAAGCTGACGCAGCTCTTCGTTCACGCTCTAATTTAATCGCCTGGGCTACAACCGAGGGAGACATTGAGTTCATTTAGTTTCCGCTTCAGCTGATCCTTTGGACATCAAGTAGTCCATATTATCCAACTCTTCGTCTGTAAGATTCTTAAGATCCAAAGCTGTGATCGTTAACGGCCCACCATTCGCACCAGTGACTTCTTGCGTGGTCTTGTCACCATAAACCTTTGGCATCATCTTACTGAGCAGCCACTTTCTAGAGTCTACACGTAGACGCTGATGCTGAACTGCCGCCGAGTCATAGCGACTGATGCCGTGCTGATCAACGATAGTAACGGGCTCAGAATCGGAAATATGTAGCACTTCCTCAGCAATTGCGTGTATCATTGCCTCGCGCGCGCTCGCGTACTGGTCGGCCAATGAGCCTCCGGCTTTCACCCAGCCGAGGAAAGTAGACTTCGGAACACCCGCCTTAACGCACGACTTTCCACAAGGAAGACCACCAGACATCATCGTGCAAACTTTGTCCACAAACTTCTGTTTTTCAGAATCTTTATATTTCATCAATCGTCTCCGTTTTCCAGTCGATTAAATTAACTAATATCACTATTAATAAAAGCCCAAACAGAAAATGCGCCAGCTCCGATAACCCACATTATTCTCTTCATAATTGATTTACCCACAGCTAAGTAAAAGCGGTCGTATGCTTTATTGGCAGCAAGGTTTGCAATCTCATCTTTCTCTGCGTCTGTCAAAGGACGATCATTCATTAATTAATTCTCACTTATATTATAAAAAAATACTTGGTTAATTATTCTATCACCAATGGGTCCTAGCTTTCTTCTTTGCTGATTCACTAAGTGCGCCATAGTGCAAAAGTTTTTTAGAGCTCTTGCTCATCTTAGCGCCGGTCATCAACTGCCCGTTGTGGTCGTGAGTTTTGCCAGCAAACAGCTTTCCATCTTTTTCGTAATGATTTACATTCTTCATATTAACTCTCCTAATTGATCGTATTCTATCACTTTAATTAAGTTATTAACCACACGCTAATAATCGTGGGCTTGTACTTAGGGTACTAGGTACTACCCCTATAGGGTAGTAGTACCTTTTAGTACCCTATTTAGCACAATAAAGCGGCAAAAGGTACTAGGTACTAGAATGGGTACTTAGTACCTTTTAGTACCCTAATTATGAACCCTTTCTGATCATAAATGCAGAGGCCATTACAAGGTCTAAAATGGCATAACCATGCTCATATTTTGCCACAATTTCACCATTAATTAGGTTACAAATAGGTCCAGTTTCGTAGCTTGGCTTCATGTAATTACTGATGGCTGAGTCTTTTAATCCATCATTTCTAAGCATTTCTTTAAAGGCTGAAACGCTAACGTAAGGCACATTTCCACCGTTTAATGGCCTAACTTCTGCCCCACCTGACCACCAAGCACGCTCTAAAAGTTTCTTATGTTTGTCTATTTTTGACTCTTTTTTGACCTTCTGCGCCCGTTCTTCGTCATCAAATACAGCGACACAGGTGCTGACTTGCTCGCCAAATTTGCTGATACCCATCTCTACAACATCTAATTTAAAGGGAATTTCCACGCCCTTTGATGCGAGTTCTCGCTGCTTGGTTATGGTCGCAGTGCGCTGTAAATTCTCCTCCACAACATAGATTTCGGTGTCTATGTGGGCTCTAATTGTTGAGCTACCACGGGCTCCTCTGGAGGCATCTTTACCACTGTGATGTATGGTCAAGAATGCAGTGTTAGCCTCGTAAACAACTGTATCTAAGCGCTGGAGGATCGGTACCATATCTTCACCAGAGTTCTCATTTGCACCCGCAGTCATGCGTGCTAAGGTGTCTCCGATGATCAGATTGACCTTGCTGCCAGTGTCGTACTCGACCTGCTTAACTAGAGCAATAACTTCGGTAGAGTGCTTGTCTGAAGTGAAGAAATTGATGGGAACTTGGACGATAAATAGGTTAGCCATGTGACAATTATGGTAGTCTTTTATGGCCTGAACGCGACTTATAACGCTCGCCGGGCTCTCGGTGGCGAGGTATATCACCGCTCCCTTTTCTACCTTCTTGCCCATAAATTCTACGCCCTCGCAGATCGCATGGGCCATAGATAAGGCATAAAAGGTCTTGCCTGAGTTGCTATCTCCGAACAACATTGACTGCGATTTACGCACAATCATGTCTTGAATTAGTTCGTCTGGAGCCTGATATTCGCTGGATAATGCGTCACCGCTAATGACTCTAAGCGCGTCATAAATGCTGCTCGATGGCGGCATAAGCAGGTCCAGAAGATCTTGATAGCTGGTCTCCTTTGCGTAGTCGTTTGCGTCACCATTAATGGGCGGCATAACCACTTTAGCGCCAGCTTTATCACTGGCTAAGTCGGCATACTTCTTGCCAACGCCATGCTCGTCATTGTCTGCAACGACAATAATCTCTTGTCCAGCGCCGTATTTTGCACGCATTATTTCAGCCACCGATGGGACATTGCTGGCACTGTAAGCCACCACGCACGGCCTACCTGTGACCTCGTAAATGGTAGCCGATGTAGCAAATCCTTCGGCTATAAATAGTGGTCCAGACTCGTCCATCGTGCCTAAAGTCCAGAACTTTGCTGACACTGCACCACCAGCGTGAAACTGTTTACTACCGTCTGCACTAATGTACTGCAGACTGCTGATGCTGTCGTCTTCACCATATAGAGGTAGAGCTAGTCTGCCATCGCCCGTTACCCTTGAGCCGTGAGAGCTGACGCCCTTTTGCTGCAGGTAAGGGTGAGTGTCTTCTGAGCCAGTGCATTTAGTCCAGATCATCTCAACTGTGTGGCTTGCCACCTCGCGCTTTTGCGCCACCTCAGCATCGCGCACTTTTTTAGACTCACTGAGTCTTCGACTGTGGGCCATCTGCTCTGCACTAGTCAACGCTCGTCCAACGTCTGCTCGCCAAGTGACCTCAAGATCTAAGCGCCAATCGCCAAATCTGCCAGCAGGAATGCCATCGGCAAAGCAACAGTACCAACTGTTCTTGTCTTTCTTACCACTGCCAGCCCATCTGTGGAGCTGGCCATCCAAATATACTTTAGAGGGCGGCGTTAAACCAGATGCCTTCATTGCATCTATTAGCTGAAATTCTGGCGGCTCGGCTCTTGGCGCTTCTTGGGGACTAAACGGATGATCAAATATTTTGGCCATTTTCACGCGCCTTTAAATAAGTGGCCAGCGCATCAACCGTGGAGTATCGAGGATCTGTGTCCCCCTTCATTAAACGTGTCACCACGTTGTAGTGCAGCCCGGAAGCCTCAGCAACCTTGCGAAGATTAGAGTCTTCAAGCTGCTCCTTTATTTGCTCTAAATTCATGTTTTTTATCCCTATGTAAATTAATATACCTTTTACGCTTGTTATAATGCGCTAAAGTGTTTACGATAGCAACAGCTTCACCCGGAATATTTCCAACCGAAGCTATAAACTAAGGATAAACATAATGGCTATACAATTAAAAAGCACCGGGGAACTGGGTAACCAGGGACTCAAGGTTCTTGTCTACGGACAAGCTGGCTGTGGTAAAACCACGCTATCGAAGACGCTACCGAAACCAGTTGTTCTATCTGCTGAGGGCGGTTTACTCTCTTTAAAGGATGACAACATTCCTTATGTAGAGATTAAAAGTATGACGGATCTGCATGAAGCTTACGCTTGGTTGCAAGATTCAGATGAATTTGAGTCGGTAGTTTTAGATTCAATATCAGAGATTGCTGAAGTGGTTTTGTCTCACGAAAAGAAAATTAATAAAGATGGCCGTGCAGCTTATGGCGAGATGGATGTTCAGTTAAGCGAAATAATAAGGGCATTCCGTGACCTTAACATGCACGTTCTAATGACTGCAAAATTAGAAAAGCAACAAGATGAAATGGGACGGATGTTGTACTTCCCAAGCCTTCCAGGAAATAAAACCGCGCAAAAACTGCCGTATTTCTTTGATGAAGTCTTAGCACTACGCATTGAGAAAGATGAAGAAGGCAAGACCCAACGGGCATTAATGTGCGACTCCGATGGCCTGTGGTTAGCTAAGGATCGAAGTGGAAAGCTGGAGACATGGGAAACGCCAGACCTTGGTGAGATTATTGCTAAGATTGGCGGTGTATCGTGAGCATCTATAACGATTGGCTAAATGCAAAAGCCGATGAAAAACACGCTATAGAAAAAAGACGATTGATAGAAGATGAACTGTCAAAAGAATTAGTCTCTGATAAATTTAAAGGCAC